GATGGGTTGGTCAATTCAATTTCAAAGTCAACAAGAGATTCATCACGATAGCCTTGGGCGTATAAGTGAACAATGGCAATCTTACTGAGTTCCGAAGAGATAATACGTTGCAAACGTTGAATAGTACGAGCAAAACGCACGTCCTCTGACGCAAGAGTTGCCTTTCCAGAAATACCTTCCTCATATCCCAAGAATGCTTTCGGAATCTTGAGCGCAGCCATCATCTTTGTTTTGACGTACTCAAGATCATCAATGCCAGTCCATTCCATACCCGCTAGGGTATCAATCTTAGTTCCACTATCTCCACCACGAACTGGAATATAGTAATCCTCAATCATGTTCTGGAGATTGAATCGGAGATTGTATTCTCCCGTCTGCTCGTCAATGTATGGAACCTTCTTCATCTTGTCCATCATCTTCTGCATGTAAGCATCAACTTCGTTCGGAGGAATGTTACCAATATCAGTGTAGAAAATACGACGCTCGGGAGCACGCATAATACGACTAATCAACATGGCATCTTCCATGAGTGAAAGCTGCTTCCAGACACGACGGCCACCTTCGATCATCGACTTTCCGTAGGGCAAAAAGTTACTGTCCGAAATGAGTCGGAAGTGTGCTACTTCGTAGTTCTCAAGGATTTCCGCCTGTGATGTATCGGTAGGACGGAGTTGAAACTTGACGTAGCGTTTGTTGGATGGGTCGGAGTTTTCGATACGTTCCACATTGTAAGCCGAGATTGGCTCAACCATGTAGATGCCGTACTCCGGCGTAATGTACAATTTGAGATAGAAATCTCCATATTTACACATGTTGCGGGTCCAAGACCACAAATTAAATCGGACATTAAGAATCTCGTCGAAGAGGTTCTCCAGAATACGCTTAACATTGTTGTTATTAGAGTGGACTGTAATCATCTTTCCCACTTCGTTGTAGGTCAAACATTCATCGGCATAAATATCAAGTGCTGAACTGAGGATTGGGTCCATGTCCATAGTGTCATAATCCCTGAACAAGTCCATTCTTGCCGCCTGATATGACAGAGCGAAGTCACGGGTGTAAGCATTATAAGCGGTGCTACGAATACGATTGAAACGATCACGAAGACTGTTTCTGTCCGTAGCATACATAATGCTATCGGTATCTTTTATTTTCAGTTGCTTGCCGCCAACGTTACGTACAATAACGTCTGTCGAAAATAATCTCTTCAGCCTCGCATAGAGAGATTGTTTCTTTACGTCGAGAATCTCGTCGTCAAACGGCTTATTAGATTGTTGATTTGGGGTTTCGGGCATAGTATTTCCTTTTGTTTAGTGTGTATGTGTCTAAAGGTCATTATTGACCTTTTCTATAAATATACCCCCAAACAGCATTACCTTCGGGAATGTGTACTCGCCATCCTTTACAGGATTTGGCCCTACCATGTAGAAGGTCAGACATATGGGATACCCCAATTCCATGAGTTTTACAAAAATCAGTAAGAATATTGATGGATACTATTTCTCCGAGTGGGGATACCATGTTTGGAAATCCTCCCGGTGGCTTTCGGGAGTTGGCTATACTTATGCGTTTAGATTCCGTACATGGATTAGATTTACCACGACAACTATCTCCAATCTTTTTTCTTGCTGCCGCACTAACAGGATGCCCCATCAGTGTATTACTGATTTTCCGTTTAGTTTCTTCTGGTAATATTCGACCTCTCATTTGGAATGAACGAAGACGGTACAGTTCTTCTGGAGTTGGTGGAGAAATAAACACATTGCATAGATTATGTATTCCTATCTCCTTTATTCTTTCGGTCTCCCTTCGATATGCCTCCATATCGTCATCTGTAAAAAAAGTTTGTTTATATTGTATTACCCCTCCGTTTCTCCAAATAGAGAGGATTTTATTACGAAGATGCCGATTTTCGTGAGACTCGATATGGTTCCGTTTTGCCCTATGCTCGTGGACAAACATTCGTCTTCCACGCCCCTTACCAACGTAAAAAACCTTCCCATCCAACGAGTTCATCAATTCATAGACATAATATTTCATGTCTATAAATAGCAAGCTACGAAATCAACCATCTCAAATCTTCCTGATTTTGTTTACCAAACCCTTGGCGGCCCGTATTCATTTTCCATGCATTATGCCCCATTTGGGCTTGTTTCACTTTATAGAATGGGGTTTGGTCCATTTTATCCTTAGTCATTGCTCCGACGGCAATCTTAGTCAGTTCGACGCCTTCTTGACGCAATCGGAGGGCAGTATCACGGACCCACAACCCAATGCAGAGAGCCATAACCAAGTCGTCATTGTAGCCATCCATTGCGATAGGTTTTCCGTTTTTCCAAATGAAAGTTTCCAATTCTGAAAGTGTACGTTTAGAACGAATTTCAATAGCCATCTGACGCATATAGTGTTCCATATTATCAATGATCATCGGGCGAGTCTTAATATTCGTACCGAATCCCGGAATCATTTTTTTATCTTCCGACGCCCAACTGTTATGCATTTGACGCTGTACATCCACATACAAGGCACACTTCAATTCAGAATTGCTATAAAAAGTATTAGGATAACCTCTGTCGAGAACTTCCTGGATAGTTCCCCATCCGACATTTTCACGCTCAATGACAAGCAAACAACTATTGTACTCGGTTGCCAAGGCTACGAGAAAGTCACCGAAGTCCTTGGTACTGATTTTTCCTTTGTACTCAGCAACTTGGACCGGCTTCTCTCGACTTATATCCAGAACGTGACATGCCGAATAATCTTCGCCATCTCCACGGGCTACGTCAGCCGCTATCACATAGACGTGAGTTCTGTCGGGATATTCCCAAATCCATAGATTCTTGTCCATGCCACGAGTTTCAGCAGGATCACAGGATTTGTTCTTCTTATAGAATTCAATGATGTTAAGGTCAACAACGTTATCACCCGATGCGAGGAAGTTGCAATCAAACTCTTGAGACGCTTTCTTGGGGTTTCCTTGTTTCTCGCCAGCAATTCTACGCCACTCATCATCCCGCTCGGGGTGAAGCTGCCACGGGAGAGTAATAGGATGAAATCCATTTTTTCCAACCGTACCATCTTTGTTATCGTCAGATGCTCCTTGCCACATTTTGTGGAACCAGTTACCAACGCCACGGGGAGTTGAAAGAACAATGGCATTACCACCCGTTGACAGCGTTGGTTGTGCTGAAGTCCAAAGGTCTTCGGCATCGTCAATGAGTGCTGCTTCGTCAACAATTAGGAGGGAAAGAGCCTGACCTACACCCGACTTCTTCGTAGTTGAGGCAGCTTTTATATTCGAACCGTTCACAAATCGCATGGAAAGGCGATTATCCTCAACACATCGAACCTTGAGCCAGTTTGGAAGTTCGGCATGAGCATCACGAACCTTCGTCACAACGTCCTTAGCATCATCTTGTTTCAGTGAAATCAAAAGGACATTCTTATCTTTGTGAAAAATCATCAACCATAGGGAATAAGCAGCAACGAGAGTTGAAATACCCATTTGTCGGGACTTCAGAATAATGTTGTTATTGTAGTCGTGAAATGCCTTGAGTGTTTCCTCTTGAAAGTGGAACAGGTCGAAGAGAATAGTGCCCCGCATTGGGTGCTTAATCTTGACGTAGTGCTTCATGAAGTACGTAGGGGACTCCAAGCACTTTTTGTATTCGTCTCGAATTAGGTCTTGATAAGAGATTTTTCCGTCTGACATAGAGTTTCAAGATTGTATTTCTTACAGGCTTCAACGTATTTTTCTTTCTGCTCGTCACGGATTCTTGTCAACGCAGCAATACGGAGTCGAGCCTCTTTCAAATCTTTCTTGGCATTCGTGAGGATTTCATCGGCATTAGTCGTCTTCCATCTTTCTGTAAACCCTTCAGAATTACAAAGCATACTAACATCGGTGTCATCTGATTCAAAATACTTAATCGTCTCCCAAATCTTTCCCTCGATGTCCTTGGTATCTCCAAGCTCATTGGAAGCCAGTTTGTACTTTTCATAATCGTCGTAGATACCCAAAATACGCAATTTGGTCTCGTAGTCAATAAGACACGTCTCACATAGTCCAGTCTTTCTATAAAAAAGGCGATCTGCTCGACTGCCCCACTTCACTTCCATTCCGCATCGACATTTTTGGACACCAATCGCCTCACGGACGATATTTGCCACTCTATTGACCTTCCGAGGTCCACTGGCCATTTGAACCCACTCTTGACCCGATTTGTCGGTCCAAGTATCCCCTACGGCACGCTTGACGTATTCTTGACCCGTATAACCAAACACACTAACGGGACGTGTCCCATTCAAATAATCACGTATAATAGAGAGATTGCTTTTCATATAACTGTATGCCTTTCCTTATGTACATAGGTAAATACTGGTGTAAAACCTCCTCCGAACCTTATAAATAGGTAGTTTTGTTACCCAAAGGGTCAACATAAACTCTTCTGCCATATACATTTGGAGAGGTTCCGCTGTATCGTATAGCAAGAGAACGCCCCGTTCCCGAGGTAGTTGAGAGACTAAGATAGTCAAGAGATGGACTTGTTGGGGTAGATGCTATCAACTCCAAGTCAGTAATACCGGTATAACAAAGAGAACCTTCGCCTGACAATGGTGGATAATGAGTTGGTATATTGTATCCAAGCAACCGTTTTCCCGAAGGGCACGAACCAATGCCGGGCAAGTATAACTCGCTTTGAACAGTTAGGGTATTAACAATAGATGGGATGCCTGTCGAAGTCCCAGACGACCCAATAATAGTAGTTCCAAACAAACTTGCACCTGCGGGATCGAATGCCCGTATTACAATTGGAATAGTATAAACAAGGCTTGCATTACTATCGAACAGTTCCGCTTTAAGCGTATATGATTCGTTGGCGACATTAATTGGAAACGGTAACTGAACTTCGATAGCTCCTGGAGAAAATCCATAATCACCGTAATTCTGCATAGATATGTTTGTCATCGTGACATTGCATCTGTAAGGGACAATGACTAACGTTCCGTAATAATCATGGAGAGGAGTGAAGAACATTTTCTGAACATCGGGAAACCTTCGTCGTTTCACTTTATCTGGAACCGTAATCGTTCCGAGTTTCCACCCATATACCGGAGAGTAATCTCGTTCTCCCGATATAGTAGGGAATGAACTCGTGAAATAGAATTCAATTTTAGCTGTAGTCAGGGGGTCTTTATCCACAACCATGTTAGCTGATAAAACGTGAAGAACCCCCTGGGGCAGAAAAATGAAATTGGAAGCATATCCCGCCCCATTGAATTGAGCAAAAGCCGCCGCATCAAACGGATAGTAGTTAGAATCATTTACCAAATCAATGGCAGAATTTTTGGCGATGACATAACTGTTTCCGTCCGCCCCCGAGTAATCGCTGGTATTGGCAATGATGGACATTCCCGCCGAAAGCGGATCATCAGCCTGAACCAATTCCAAGGATGCAGAAGAAGCAAGCCAGTACTGGTCCACTTTGTTCTGATTTTCCATCACACCTATCCTAGCATAAGCTTTATTTACGGTTATTGGATCGGTCAATAACTCAGTTGGACCAACCACCGAATCCTGAATTAAATTGAAGTCGCCGGGGTAAATATTGCTTTTAGCATACAGTTTGTGACGGGCAATGAACCCCGAGAAAGTATCCGTGTTCCTATATAGAATATCCACGTAGGATTTTTGCATAAGAGACGACGACCCCGCCGTAGTAGAATAGTACTGATAGGGACTTGACGCCGTAAGAATCGCAATACTTCCCGACATGTTAGTCGCTATCGCATCGTAATTTGTATCGAATAGTTTGTAATGAATAGAACCAATGTTGGCGGTTCTCGGATCAATTACACTTACAATAGGATATATTCCCGAAAGAACTGGATTTGGATTTGGAGGGGTTCTAATAGCGGTATTAACGGCTCCAATTCCTTGCACACCATAGAAATACAGAGTTCCGTAAGTTACCCGAATGTTTTGACCCACCATTAACCCTGAGAAGACATCGGTATTGGTGTGCAATTGCATATACCCCGGATTCACTTGGTCAGCAAATGTAGGAATATTGGCGATTTGCGGAATGTAAGACACATTCACATAGCTTGAAGTAAATGACGCAGGAAACTCCATGCTTCCAAGTCCAAGACTAATAGGCGAGATTTCAACTTCGGATGTGGATTTAACATTCAGTATCATCGGAGATGCCGTGGCATGTTTATAGATTCGTGCGTTTTTTCCGTCATAGATAACAACGAATTCGGGAAACGTGTACAATCTTGGTAGAGTCGGGTCACTTGCCGAGGCGATGAAAAACAAAGTATAATAATCCAGGTTCAGGATTGCCCCCGCCATCTGCGAATTGAACGATGGAACTGGAGAGTTAGGATTAGTCCCATTTATGGAACGAAGTATATACTGATTTTGTGAAATGCCTACGGTCGGAAAGGCATCGACATAAAAAGACCCGGTGATAAGTTGAACGTTGGATAGATATGACCCCGTGATAGATTCTACAACGGGGTATAGAAGCGGGGTGACTTCCATCGTCGGGGCATGGTAAAATCGAACACGGGATGCATTCGGATAAGTAGTATTTATAGTTATATTTCCAACCCACCGTACAATTTCACCTTTCGGAGTAGTTCCTACGAGAATTACTTTCCCTGCCCCACTAATAGTTTCCTGATATACATGGATAGCAACTGTGAAATTGGCAATGTCAACAAATCCGGAGCTTTCTGGCGGGGAAGCTAAATAAAGAGAATTACCGTCGGAGTCAAGAACTTCGACTTTGATTTCAGAACCATCCGCAAGAAGGTCTGAACCGTTAAAGGAAATAGAATTTTTTCCCGCAGTAAATACGGGTTCAAACTCAACAACGTGAAAATAAGTAGAAAGGTGGGCAGTATCTACAATATCCGCCTGAATGTCGGCAAGACCTTGGGCTACGCCGCTGATGGTGTAACTTGTGTCGCCCTTCTTTCCGAAGTTTGATAGTAATTGATTTGATGCCATACGTACAGGTGGGCTATGATAACCCACCCAATACATATAGCTCTATTCGTAGTTTACGAACGAGAAGTTACCGTCTCTCCTCACTTCAATCTGCTTGTCCACAGCATCCTTGAGAACGTCGAGATGCGAGATAACAAGCACAAAATCGTAATAGTTCTTCAACAGAGAAAATAACGTCGGCATTGACGCAAGATTATCAGGGTCCAGAGTTCCAAAGCCTTCGTCAACGCATAGCATATTGCAACGAGGTAGATTGGATATTTCTGTTAGAGCAACACGAATTGCCACACTGGCCACGAACCGTTCGTATCCAGAAGTTAATTCTATAGGCCATCGTCCATACTCATAGACCACGTATGGAACAATATTTTTACCATCCGTCTCGAACTGAATAGTGTAGTCCACCACTTGGCTGAGGATGGAGTTAACTTCCTTTTCTATTTCGGGGACCGTATTGCAAATTACCTGATAAGGAATCCCATCTCTTCCGACTGCTTGTAAATAATTCTGATAGAGATTAAGTTCCTCTTCCATTGCTGTGACTTCGGCAAGAGTTTTCTTAACCGCTTTTATAGTTGACCCAAACAACTCCCGTTTGCCGGAAATATCCATGAGGGATTGATACTGCTTTTGAGAAGCGGCATCAAGTTTCGAGAGAGTCGCTCGGAACGCATTTATTTTCGATTGCACCTTGGCATTGTTTTCCACGGATACTTCATTGCGGTGGTAGATTTCGATTTGCTGAGTGATTGTATTAGTAGCAGTATCCAGATGCTCAAGTTCGTTAATTGCAATAATGATGTTCTTACTTGCCGTAGCACACTTGTCCTTAATTATTCCACGCTCCGTTAAAAATTTGGTATAAGTTTCATAGGTATTCTCAACCCACTTATAAACATCAATATCGTCTCTTAAACTCATGAGATCGGTCATCATTTTGTCTGTCTCTTTTTTGTCTTCGACGAGTTCCGTCTTAGCTTTGGTAGCATCTTTGACGAAATCATTATCCACACAGAACTTGCAGTTGGGGTCGTACTTGTGATGCTTAAGACGTTCTACCTTTTCAAGCTTACCTTTGACTTCCACCTTTTTGAGGTCAATCTTCTGTTTGAGAGCGGTCAGTCTATTGGACATTTCCTTGTAAGTTTTGTGAGCCTCCACGAAGTTGGACTTCTCTATCTTATCAACCTCCACATTGATTTCCACGAGTTTCTTCTCTTGTTCAACGAGGGTCTCTCGGAAATCCGAAATCTGCTTCCTTTTGGCAGTAAGTATTGATTCGGAAGTTTGTTTTCGAGATTCCAACAACGAGAGGTCTGTAGGAATGCTCGTGTCCAACTTAATCATATTGGCAGTCTCGGAGACAATTTTCTCATTCACTTCGGAGATTTGTTTATTCAGGCTTTCTGCTTGCTCATTAGACACAGCAAACAATGTCTCTGCGTGGGACAGTGCTGCCTCGTTCTGCTGAATATCGAGTTGATAGTTCTTGTCTCTGTGAGTTTTGAGAACCGCCACGAGTTCTTTGTTTCTCTCACCGGCAGACTCATGAAGACGGTCAAACACATTAAGTCCAATGAACTGCACTAAAAGGTCCTTACGTTCACTATTTCCCATATCAATGAATGACGTAAGATTCTTGGCATTCTGGAATGATGCGGCAGTGATGACGAAATCCTCATAAGTCCCAATGTAATCACGAATAATGTCATTGGTATCACGCCTTTCCGTACCATGAAGTTCCTCATCAATTCCGTTTTTGGTGCGCCAGAACTTTACTTCCACCTTGACGTTTCCCAAGCGAGTAGTGTTTCCTTTACGTTCAATGAAATAACGAACACCCGAAATCTCGAATTCTAATTTGCATCGGAAAGATGACTTCTGAACATTAAGAACGTGAAGTCCTTTATATCCTCTGTCAAACTTATCAAAGAGGCAAAATATGATAGAAGATAAAATACTTGACTTTCCTGACTTATTAGGTCCGAATATGCCATAGACACCCGCCATATTCGTAAAATCAATGACATTCCCCTCGCCATATGTAAACATATTGTCCCACTCAAAACGTATGGGTTTCCATTTAAGATTGCGTGAAAAGTCATCCCGCTTAATGAGCAGATTTGTTTTCTTATTGATTTTCAGAATCTTGTCAATTGTCGTGAGGTCCACAATCTCAAGTTTCTTCGTCAGGAATTCGGTCAGGAGTTTGTCTTGATACTCCACGATGGTCAAATCCGCAAGGACAATATCCTTACACAGTGGAATGATGTCTTTTTTATCTCGCTCTTGGTCCATGCGAACATAGGTAGTCTCCATCACTTGCACCTTCATCTTAATGTCAGCGAGGACTTTCTTAACTTCTGACGCCACACTTTCGTAGCACTTCATACGGAGGCGTACCTTCTTGGGAAGATGCGTCAAATCCGTGGTCAGTTGACCCTTCTGAATGTCAACGGTAAAATATCCATACTCATTCTTCAATTCGTGAAACCCATATCTTCGGGTTTTCAAATCCCACAGCGAATACCCATGTCCATGAAGTTCTTCCCCGTGGTTCTGCTGAATCATACTTCCAACATAATGAATACATGGCTTGAAATTGTCCGGATCATAATCTTGCATGTCTTGGCGCTTATGAATATCACCTAACAAAGCAATGTCATTGTGATCAAACAATGGCGGCATAATGGTTGGATTACTAATAGAATACCCCGTATCCAACGCCGCTCTATCCACCGCTCCGTGGAATAATGCAATAATATGTTCATACTGATTGCGATAGACAGGGGGAATATCTTGTCCACGAATATACCGCTCAGGAGAATCGAACACGCACATGTTGTTGAACAAGATGTTTCCCATGCTGTACAGACCCGTAGTTTTGAGATAATACACCTTGGGGTTATTCAAGGCATCAACCAGCGGTGTAATGCTGTCCAGTCGGCTCTTATTAGAAAGAGTGGCATCGTGGTTTCCAGCTACAATGACAAATGGTCGGAGGTTAGCAAGATTGGTAATAAAATCGGAAGCAACTTGAATACACTCAGGCGACAAATCTGATTTGGAGTGGAATAGATCGCCCAAGAAAGCAACAACCGTTTCGGAAGGAGTTTTCTTTACTTCCTCATATAGCACTTTGAATACCTCTTTGTACTCATCGTGTCTCTTATTAAGCCGGATATGCAAATCGGCTATATGAAGGATGTGCGTAAACTTTAGTATATCGGTTTTCAGTATGGTAATCATATGGTAAGTAAAACTATCGCAATGACTCCGAGGACAAGACCTATTGCCTGCGTCGTAGTTACTGGCTCTCTGAAAATAATAAGTCCGACGGAAAGTGTAATCAACACATAAAGAATGTTCCACATGGTTCCGAGAATAGATAAAGAGTTATATCGAGTGATGGATGGCAAAAAACAAAACGAACTGATGATCCATCCAAACCACGCAAAAATTCCGAATGATTTCAGGGATGTATCAGCATATTTCTTGGAAAAGTACTCTCCAACCCCAAAACTTATCATTCCGAATGCTATCCAAAGTATAAGTGTCATATTCCAAGTTCGTATTTCAAAAGGTCACTCCAATCAAATGGGGGAGAGTTCCGAATGAGTTCATGAATCTTCTCAAAGCCAAGTACAGATGGGTCTTTTCCATTTAATTTGACGATAGAAATCTCTTCGAGCGTAGCCACTTGTTTTTTGAGATTTATGTATGCCTTTATAGAATCTTTCTCAGCATCTAAATCCAGAATCACGTTTACATGTTTAACGTGATTCTCGTTCATTCTCATTTTTAACGCTTGTGACGGATACTTTCCGAATAAAGGTATGGCATTATTGCGAATAGCCACTGCATCAAACACTCCTTCGCATAAATTGAGCGGCTCATTGTAATTTACGAAACTCTCAAACCCCACAAGATTCATGGGTACATCCGGTTTCTTGTGCGGTACTCCGGGGTCATCGTTGTAGTATCTACGCCCCATGAAAAAGTTGAGTACACCTTTGGCATCGTATGACGGAACAATGATATGATACTCATATTCTCCGCCGCCTTCACAATAACCAATGTTATACCTCAAAATATCTTCCTTTATTATTCCTCTCCGTTTAAGATATGCCATAGCATTTTTATACTCGGGAGTATTTTTTGGTTTGGACATGGGATGAAACTCGTGCGGAAGACTGACGAAAGTGAGGTCAGATTTAGCATAACGAGCCATCCGTATGTCTCCAGTAAGCTTGAAAATGGCATCCCGATAGCTTTGAGGAGCTTGAAGTTTGTAAAGCAAACTCCCAAACGTACCTCCTTTAACATCACATCTCCAACAGTGATATAATCCAATGCTAGGTCCACTAACCCCGATTTCGAGTTTTTGGGTAACACGGTTTTTGTCAACGCAAAACGGACAGTGATACGTTGCTCTCGTTCCAGATTTTCGGAGCCGTGCTCTCTGTCCAAGCAATTCATCGAAGATTGCTACGAGTTCATATTGTACCATCATCAACCAAGATTACCTCAATTTAAGAGCAAACTCAACTTTTTTTAATTTTCTGAGTAATGCCACGTTGACCCCGAGTGAGATGCAGTATAATCCTCAAGTTGTTCGTCCAATCGACTTTTTGCGACGCTCAAATCAACCTTGTACCATTCGTTTTTGATTTCCACAGCGAAGTGCTTCATGACTTCTTTGATACGCTTCTCAGCTTCTTGGTATTCGGGGTGGCGAAGGGAATAAACTAAACGATAGCGGCGAAAGGGGTCACAGGTCTGATAAACATGAAGACGCTGTGCCAAATTCAAAGTCGTCCCGACTTTAACCCATTCGGGAAACGCTTCATTCGTAACTATGTAGAGGTATCCTGGCTTCACTCTTGGTATAACTTCTTGTATTGCGGGTCCGAATGCATACAGTCATCACAAACGTACTCTTCATCATCTCGTTGATATTCTTGCCAGTTTCCCTCGGCAACAAGATAATAACCACCCGTAAGTGTAACTCCAGTCGTCGGGCAAATATCAATGGTTCCTTCTACCTTTTTGCCACATCGGTCACATGTTATCTGAATGGATTTCATATGCCTATAAATATCATGTGTTTGGATATATGAATTATTTTTTGTTTCTGATTCTTATATTACAAACCTCATTCCAATAAGTCAAGTCAAAAATTGCATTGCGGTCAATTATCTCTTTTGTTTCATAATAAGCAAGCATCATTTTATTAGGTGCCCATTTCAATATAATGAACTGATAATTTTCTATTCCAGTTTTCTCTATATTTTCCTGAACTTTTGGACTGCTTGATATGTAACTTTTCCAATTGCTTTCTTTAATTCCCCGACGTTTATTGATCCTCCCCTTGAGGGGTTTTTTACAGGTTTTGTTAACCAACAATTTCTTTCCAATATATTTTTTGCCACTTGGGTCAATTATCAAATAAACGAACCCAATGCTATTTTCCGGGATTTCCTGTGACAGTCCGTCTCCCGGTTTCCAATGACCTAAATCAGTTTCCATATGCTCATACGTACAACAAAAACTCCGCAAAATGCGGAGCTTTCTTTTTTATAACCTGAGTTTCTCTTACGGATGGTATCTGGTTGTGTCAAGTCCATAGACGTAAGTGGACAATCCTTGAGTATCTCCGCTCTGAACTGCTTTGAGTTGGGATACCTGTTGCAGCACTCTTACTTGGAAACCATTCGGGGCTTGGAAAGTCGCACCAAGCTGGCTGGCAGCATCAATTACCTCTCCCGTTAATGGTTCTGTTCCTGGTTGACCGAGCACGTTTTTGACTTCAAACGCTCCGCCTGAATGTTGCTTAGCGTAGCGTACGTCGAGGGTTGTTGTTAATGAGGGTCTTTGCGTAGGTGTAGGCATATTTTATGTTTCCTTTTCTATAAATATAATACCCCTCCCTAATTCAGCCAAAAAACTTGAAAACGAGTTGATTTCTTAGGCATACTTAGAAGTCCATTTTAACTACAAAGTTAATTGGCAATTCTGGGGTTATTTTAATCGGCGTGCCGAGTTTGGCAAGTGCAACTAACTCCAAGTTGTTATTATACATTCCAATAGTTGTTGCCATTGGAGCCAAGAACGAACCGGTCTTGTCGAATACGGTCAAACGCTCATAGTCCAAAAATCCGCTCTTAATCGTGGGCAGCGAGAATTTCTGACTCAACCCATTGAGGTAGTCCATAATGTCACTAAATAAACGACGCTTGCACGCTGGCGTAATGTAAGTGGCATAATTCTCTTGGGTCAATCGGTGAGAGAAATACTTCCACATAATATTCATGTCCCGAAAATCAATGCGATTGTCTTGGTTCAAGTCCAATATGGTTTGCATTTCCGTATCTGTAGTTTCCCATCGAAGAAGACTTTCACTCAACAACTGCGGAGTGGTACGACTATTCGTGTTGACTTGATAATAATTAAGAAAACTTATTTCGTCATCCGTCGTCACAATGGAAGAACTCCAATCCGTCGAAATGGGAACATCAAGAACAGATGTGTTCTTGTACTGCATATAACTCAAAATCACATCAGCGTCTTGAAAGTCAAATACTCCATTTTGATTGATGTCCAGAACTGATGGGATTTGAACTATTGCCGTTGGGTTGGTACTAACGTTAAACTCACCCGGGTCAACGGTGCAAATGATTTGTTTCTCGAAAATAGTATGCTGACTCTTGAACTCCAAATCATACTCGTAGGTATAGACATTTGCAGGAGCGTAGAATAATCCATCAAATACAGACCCAGAAGTCATGATAATAACTTTTCCGTTGCGATAAAATACGTTTCCAATGTGGAAATGGTCACGGAGATTATGCAAGTTATAAATGTACGCCTTCCCCATGAGGTCATCCATATTAATGTTGTCACTCTGAGTAGTTTGAATGTTAATTTGGCGATTGGAGTCAGATATATACATCGGAGCGCCAACGACCATTGACTGATCAGCAATGGCTACATCAAATCCATAATCACGGTACGGACTCAGATACTTCTTCTTTTTTTGATAGACATTGGTAATTCCCCATACTCCAGAGCCAGTATCTTTCTGCAAAAATATAGATTGACCATCTAATAAGGTCTGTAAATCGGCATTGCAATAATGCAACTGGTTCAAAGTTCCTCCGATATAGCAGGAAGTCATTCCCATCACATCTATTTTAGGAACCCCAGCAACAGCACTTCCACTGAACATGTCAACAGACCATCCCGCCACGTTGTTGTATAGCGTATTTTCATTCCCGTAAGTTTTGAGAACTTGCATCCATCCCATTGCATTGGAACAACGCTCAAATATGTACACCGACCCCTGTTGATAAAGAGTTGATCCGCTGTACTCATAAAACATGCGGTCATATGGCTCTCCAACAACAACCGCATCCCCATATATTCCTACTGAATGTCCAAACCCATTGTAGGTATTCATAGTGAGGTAATCGAATTGGGGAATATACTTGGAGTTGAATGTCATTGGCTGAACATTGAAGTCGGGGCAAAAAACATACGACTGGGTCCATACATTGTTTATATACTCAAAATAGTATGCTGCTGCATTCGCCGGATTTCCACAGCCGACCACTAAACTATAGCTGTGAGGACCATCATATTTGTTCAGTTTCAGACTAAATCCGAACTGTGCCTCGGGAACTGCATTGGTCGGAGATATTTTCTGACACAGAGACCACGAATAGTTATTCCCTACGGTCTGATTACGATAGAGATATACAAGTCCACTCGACCCACTAAAGTTAGGAGCACCTATAGCAATCCAATCTTTATTTATAGAGACTGCCTTTCCGAACGAACCAGCAACTCCATAGTGTTCAAAAACATCGGGGTCATCAATGGTAAAAGCGGCAACACTCGAACTATTTGCTGTCCATTCAAGTTGGGCCAAATCATAAACTTGGGCACTTGCCCATGAACTCGTAAGAAAACTACCCGAAGTCTGGGTCACTTCTGTAAGATAAGGGGACCCGACGACTAAATATTTCTCGTACATATCAAGAGATACTCCAAATCCATTTTCGAGAGAGGACGTATAAAGGTCTTTATCTATGCAAATGTCGTACCCGGAATAAGAGACGAGCGACGAATTCTCCGCAGATATTGGGGTTGACGAGGAAGGGAAGTTATTGAACTCCGTTGTAAGTTTAACATCCATTTCTCTCCAAGGTTGATAAAGAGTTCTAACATAGTCGTGGGTATCCTGAGACCTATTGTATCGAAATACATCTATCGAACCTGTGTGTATTACGCTGGCAGTGAGTTGGTTCCATCGAAAGAAATCGGGATTAGAAACTACAACATAATCGCCATAGGTCGTCACGGCATAACCATAGTTTTCATTTTTAACATTTACAAACATATTGGCGTTCGTCTAATCGGGTGGACTTTCGTAAATGGGACAAGTATAAGACGCTGACCCCGTTAACACTGAGTTTCCAATGGAACGTACTTCTTGAACCTTTGAGAAAAGATTGGTCCCCGCATTGAGATTGCCATTAGAATCATCTCGAACGTCCACGTTGTCATCAAATGATGTATCCTCGAATTGAACACTTCCGGGGGAAATTTTATCACCCATGGCGAATCTCGGGATGGTAAACATTCTAAACTTGTCAGCCAAGTACAAGTTTGTCTTATCCCTTGGGAAGTCAACATTTTCCATTCCGAAGATTTTGGTCGGATTGCGATAGTTGTTATAGAAAGCCCGATACGTCTGGTTGTAAAGAAGAGTCTTATACGTACCGGTATTCAGGTTTTTTTCTGATGTATTAGGGTCAAATCGGGAATTGCTTCCACTCAGACCCTCTTCGTAAACCGCCATATCTTCCGTCTGTTGTTCCAAGGCTATGTTGCAATCACGATTTAGTAGGGGAGTGCCTGTGATGTAGTCAATATAATCAAGAGCAATAGATGTTTCGGAATCTTGTTCCAATACTATTTGATCTGGGTTCTGTACGTTAAACAATTCCCACGCCTTTGTGGCACGAAAAGGCGATGTCGTTACATCGGTCTTTTTAATTTGCTTAAGCATACTGTCATGACATCTCTATTAAAAATCCAACCGTACCTTGATCAGGAGTTCTTCGTCAAATGACTTAACGGCTGGTCGGCTTAGTTTAGCAACGGCTACGAGGTTATTTCCATCATCGTACAATCCGACTGTCGTAATGTAAGTCCTCGGGTCAGTAATGAAATCTGCATTGTAAATTTGACCTTTCGGGAAACTGGGATCGGTTCCATCGTACACGTAGGTCGGGTTATTGCTGTAATTGAAATCCCGATTCATTACACGAACAAAGTAGTGACGAGCAGGAACGTATTCCGACTTACGGACATTCATAAACAGACCCGAACACATATTCATGGACTCAAATAAGGTCTTGTGAAGATATGTGTACTCAACATTTCCAGGTAGAGAACCTGAGATGTACGGCCATGAACCATCGGGGCACGGTCCAAATGTTCCCGGTCCAGCGCCCGAACCACTGGTAATTCCAAGTTTATTAGCCAAAAGAGAAGCATTGAGCACAACAATTCCCACTTGCGGGTAGAAAAGTCCGAGACCTTCGTAGGTTGGACTTCCAAAAGGATTAGTCAAACTTCCAGTGACAAGTTGATAGACGTACTGATTCTGGTTCGAGTAAATAGAATCATCAATAAGAGTTATAGTACCGTTTGGTCCACCAAAATTAAGTTGGAGCAATCCCTCGTCAACTCGGTCCTTCATTTTGTAAGCAGAAAAGTTGATAGCCCAAATGTCTTGAGCAATAGTTGTTCGGCTTGCGCTTTGCATGGAAAACATTCCATTAGAAGTAGCATTCACATCGGAGTTGGAAAGCAGAATGTTCTTGTACTGAGTATAAACAGCTTTCGTCGGAGAAGTTTCTATACTTGCAGATTCCGTAGTAAATGACCCACTGCCAAGGTCTCCGTAGAAATTTCCATACGCAATGGAGAAATAAGGGTCGTAGTTGACGTAAGAGGACTGGTCGGGGAACACATTCAAGTAATACATCGTATAGCGAACATCATAGTATGACGTTCCATACGAAGGCGACGGTGTGCCCGAGCCAGTGATACGCCAAAAATCATCGGTAAAATTTCCTTGGTCCCAGTTAGGGGCACCATTAGGCCAGAACCCACTTGCGACACGAGTAATACGACCAGCTACGATGTCTTGGTTTGGATCGAATGTGTTAAATATCATATTCTTACAATGTTATTGGTGATTTAGGTTTGAGAAGATGTCGAAGAAGGAACCGTGACTGTAACTTCAATTGAAGTGCTACCACCGGATTCATTTCCTATGATGGTTAAATTGGTTGTAGTTGTCATAGTCAGCCCGCTATTTGGAATAAACCGAAACGAACTTCCGACAACGACTTGGGCGCTTGCGATGTTGATGTCACCAGCAAAGGTTGGTACTGTGTTGGAAACAGAGTTGACAGCATTAGTCTGCTGCACAATAAGAATACCAACGTTCTTATTGCCGAGGATTGCCGTATATCCCGATTGCAAATTGTAAGCAGGGTTGGTGGAGGGGCTGATAATAATGTCGCCCGTGTAATCCTTTGTTATAAGAATCTTGTCTTGGGCAATAGTAATCACCGGAATGGATGTAACTCCCTGATTCAGGGTTACCAGTTTGTACTTCATTACTTGAGTCTCATCCGTCAATGGCTCGAAAACGGGGGTGTTACGCAAAGCAATATCGTAAAAGGCACTCCCTTGCGGGTGATTTGGCTGATACAGCGTGTAATCAATTTCATCATCTGCCAGAGCAAAACTGGTTATGTTTAGGTTGCCGTTCTGAGCCAAAAGCTGACGACCTTTTTGGGTTAGAATTGCATCGACGGTTATAGTTTGTGAATCAATATATGCCATATTCTTTTATAAAGTGTTACTCATCTATAAGTATTAGCGAACCAATGATTTTCAGTGGTAAATTACATTGTCCGACTTGATAAGGTCAATGTTCGTAACAATAGTTGTTTGAACGGGGTCACTTCCGTCACTCAATCCCGTTGGTCCGATGGTTGTACCTGAGGTTTGCATTCCTTTTCGATAAGACCCCGAAGTAACAGTCCTTCCCGAAAGTCCATAAGTTGTAAATCTTTCCAAAGCAAAGTACCCCCGCTTATGAGTGTAATGATTTCTCGGGTATCCACGAACAATCTCAAAGTACGTTCCGTCATCCCTATACACAGGAGTTTGCATCCATATCGAGTACTGCTGCGGTGTCATTATGCCGTATGAAGGGGGAATAAAACTCGGATTATATCCCGCATCATTTCCATAGACTGCACGGCGACGGAAAGAGCTTGCGAGTGGGTTATAGCGCAACGTGTAATTGTTAAAAATCGAATTTGGACTATTTTTCCAAGTGTTGGGATAATGCATAAACGATGCCGTACCATTAACATCCCCCACCCAATCGGAATTTTCTGAGGGCGTAAAGTCCACCGTGAAAGTAGTATAAACGCTGTTTAGGAAGAACGTATCGCTAACAATCACATAGTCGTACAAATAGATGGAGTTTGTCGAGTAAACGTTTGCCTTTGGACTATCAGGTACTATGTAACTGGACGTAGTTGTGAGAAGACGGACGGAACTGCTATGAATTGCAATCTCCGAAGGATTGTCCGAACGAATATATGACCCCGACTTGGCATAAATTGTGTACTTTTGCCATCGCTTAAGCATGAACTCCGACCTCCCATAAATTGGATGTGGTTCTCGGAACATGTTGAAAAAGATTTCTCCGTTCATATGTTAGAATGGGCATGTCAGATTTACCGTGTACGTCGTTCCGGGTATCGGGGCATGTACCTCAATCCTGAACACCTTATCCGAAGTTGGAGTGCTATGAATAGCCCCGCCACCAAAGAATTCGTTCTCATTGAAACTAATTAACATAGTCTTGAGGTTTCCAACAATAGATTGTGGGGGTTCTCCTTTTGTCGCCAAGGCACTCGCCAATTGAGCCTGCGTGATAGCGTTATTAACCCCTTGGTATCCCGTATCTCCGATATTCCATTTATCATAAATAGTGTTACCCGAATTAAACAATACAGTGTGCTGAGCAATATTGTCCCCGGGATAGTAACACACAATTCTAATCGGATAATTATTCGTCCACGTCAATATTAGGTCATCATCAGACTTGCTTCCCAGGAAATTCACTCCAAACACACACGGATATGGGATTCCATTAACATCGGTGTACTGCGTAATGGTCGAATTACACGAATATGTTGCCGGTGTTAAAGGACCCATGACTAAAGTCGGCAAGGAGGTTGGGCAACTCATCGTAAAACTGCAAGTCGTATTGAACGGGTTGAATACCTGAACCGTTGTCGTGAAGAATGGGGTATTCTTAGTAAAGTAAATAGTTCCATCGCCACCCGGGGCAAAAACTATGTTACCAATTGATGCCGACAAGTACGTCGGGTTAGGATTAGGTCCGTATGGCAGCATAGCATTATTAATGTTATCAACCTCCGTTTGACTTGGTGAATTTGGACATAACCATTGTGTATCCAACTGCGTAACATTATTGATGCTTACCACGTATCGGGAGGCACTCTGAGATACATTATAGCTGAACGTTACTGGCGTCTGGAGGTTTCCAAGCGAGTAAACAAACTGTTGTGTGAACGGTTTATATCCCATGATTCCCCCCCCAACCTCTTGAAGATATGGGCCATTGCAAGCATTTGCTATAACTGGTGCGCTAACACTAATATAACTATTGCTTATGTATTGCGCTGCATAGGTATTGCCTTCAACATTTGTAGAGGCTACCAGACCCACCGTATAGATGCCCGGGTCTGAATATAACTGAGTTGGATTAACCAGAGTACTGGTCGCAAACCCGAAGTCCCAAGCATAAGTAGAAGCGTTTGTGCTAAGGTTGCTAAACCCGACATTCATCGGGGCGGACCCATTCTTTGGATTAGCATCAAAGTTGGCAGACATATTGTACGCACTAACGCTGACATAATTAGTTTGGGTCTGGTGAAAACTAAACGCCCCATAGTATCCTGTCAATGTTACAGTGTAAATGCCAGGGTTTTGATAGACATGCTCTGGGTTTGCTTGCCCACTGGAATTATCTTCGGCGGGCGTATATATCGAAGAGCCATCTCCAAAATCCCATACGTATGTTCCTATTCCAAAAGAGTTGTTGACAAACTTAACCGTTAACGGTGCATATCCATTGATCGGGAAAGAAGGAATGCGATCTGGCATGTAGGCAGTGAAATCAATTGTGCGTGGAGGAACCCCCGCAGCAAAATGACCCATTTCAAATGAGTCGGTTAGGTCTCGAATGTAGTTCCCGCCGTAGTTAACAGGGTAAACTCGGGTTGGGTCCGAAAGGTATTTCAAGTTCAAATCCAAAGATCGAGATGAGATAAGTGATGCCGAAACGACACACAATGATGCACTATCAAACGCATAGTGATTCATCGAAGCATCTTGAGCATAATCCATAGAACTCGTCACAACTTTCAATTGATATTTGGGTCGTTCCAAAATGGTTGGTTCAATTACAACTCCGATTATCGCATTCGTTCTGGCGGGAATAACGTTTTTAATGGCATCAAACACCGAACGATTGAAATATAACTTGTAAGTTATCAGCAATTCATTGAATAGAGTGCGACTGCCACTGTACTGATTTTTGTATTCGGAGTATTCCTTTCGGAAAAGTCGCATCGAGTCATAACTCGATGAGAACTCATAGCTGGGGTCTCCGATAGCATTCATGAAATCAAAGTTACCGAAGTAACGAACAATGTCACGGTTCTTGAAGTCCTGCGGATCAACATAGAACCCCACTTGATTAGAGTCGGGCGCTGTGGCGTTCGGGTCAACATAAGTTGAACGGTCCAAATTGTCGAGTCGAGCCTCTACGGATTGTGATATGAAGCGTGTCTTCTCATTGCAAAATTTATTTGGTCCATACTTGGAAATGCCCCAAGTACTTGGGTAATCGAGAACTTTAAATTGATATGGATATACCGGTTGTGAAACTGGTCCACATGGTCCATCAACAATCTTCATTGACCCCGACCATGCCATTGAACTTACAATACAATCAACATCCGCATTCGGTTCAGCATAAAGAGTGTTGAGTTTTACAGAAGATGATATAGCGAAATAAGGATTTCCATTCGTCCATCTCCCCCGTTCAAGCTGGTTGAACGGGTAATCCGTATGCATACGAAAATACAACGATTCATAAGGAATTGAACCGGTTCCACGGAAAGCATAGGCGCTGAAATTGTTGGTATAATCCTCTACGTTAGCATCGGGAACGGGGTCTCTCCATGCTTGGAATTTGTCGAAGCAACCCGTGTATCCCTGACCATTCAGATCGGCAAACCACCCTCCAATTTTGAGTCTTCCACCCTGTCCAAAACGAATGTTTGTATCCGAGTCATAGCATATTGCACTTGAAGATAAATTAACAACTTGATTTCCAAACTCGTTTCTCTTCACGTATAAATCGTACTCAGCAGGAACAGCATCGTAGTTTGGTGTGTACTCAAACCCGGGGTCGGGGTAGTTGTGACGAAGCATTACGCTATAGATATTTCCATCAAAAAGTGGAAACTCTTGACTATACATTTTTAATGATTCTTGCCCCTTGTATCCAATACGGAAGAAAATTTTTCCAGCATCCTTCTTAGGAATTCGGACAAACCCAACTGCCCATTCTCCCGAACCACTTTGAGATGTTCTACTTGTATCCTCCACCCGACCAAATAGAACTTGCTCTTTTCCATAGGTATATGGTTCTGATCCGTCTATGCTCACCTTAAAGAGGTAAGTGTGAGAGCCGGTGGGGAGTTGTAAATCGTACGAGTCGTATATGGAAGACGTGTTCCATTGTCGCATATAAACACGCTCGTAGAGGGTATAGGAAGCCTTTGGATCATCGTAAGTTACACCGCCGTATTCTCGGATGCTGAGAAGAACAGACGGAATACCATAACATGCAAGAATGAGGTTTACGGATTCCTCTGTTCCCTTGGTCTTGTAAATCTGTGGAAGAGTGGTGAGGATTCGGTTTCTAACCGTTTTTAGTCTCTCTTCTGCTGACATGCTATTGAGACCATTAAGTTGTTCACTTGTCAAATAATTGTTGAGCAGATTGGCTTGCTCAATTGAATCATCAGTTTTCCACCCGAAGGTCTCAAGCATATAATCAACCACTCGGCGAGTAAACTTACTCGTTGGATCATTGCCAAGATTCTTCTCTGACGGCAGGTTGGCAATATAGATATAGATATTATCGAAAAAATGACCAACCATCGACAGAAAAATGATGTAGTCATCATTATCGGAATTAATAAGAATATGTTCGGGGCAAGTGTTGATTAGGCTATCTCGGTTATTCTTGTCATATGCCATAGCTACGGCATCTTGGTCAGCAATGTAACTTGCGCTGACAAATGACCCGCCTTCATAGTCATACTTCGCACTGTTGTACAAATAGGACTCATAACCGTCAAACGTGCTGATAATGCTGTCCATCTGATCTTGAATGAAATCGTATTCTTTCTGATAATATGGATAGATACTCCCACTGTAGGCGATGAACATGTCCGCACGGATGTTCAAAACGTTAAGTGAGGAGCTAAGACCGTAGAGATTTATAACTTTGTTCTTGAAAATCTTCAAACGCATCTCTGCGGAAGAAAATACTACAAAGTTACTAAAATCTGTGTAATCTACAGATAACTCATTTATATTTTTGCTAATTGTAATGTCACGTTCAGTATCATCATCGTATTTCAAATCGTTGGCTGTGTACGATGTGTTTGTATTCGTAAGACTGGTATTCGGAATTGGTGCGGAAAAGTTGGGAGGACCAATTGTGTGAATAAGTGGGTATTCGTTGCTTGTGATGATGGCACTAATAACATACGGCGTTAATGAAATGTTAGACACCCAACAGCGAGTCTGTGCCGGAAGGTCGAGGGGGAGTTCGTCCTTGAGTTTTACGAGAAGTGTTAGTGGGTCAGATGGATCGGTTCTCTCGTCCATCATCCCTACGCTGAGGATTGGCAATAACCGATTATCACCAACATTCAAGGCATTCTTGAAATACCCGAAGTACCGATCATTATAAACCGTTCTCAGTGTAGTCGAGAATGGCATGTAGAAATACTTAGTGAAGTAATCATACACAAATGCCTTTGCGTCCACATACTCTTTGGATGGATACTGTCCAACGGATGAGAATTTTCGTTCAATTGACGCTGATGCAAATGCACCAAACTGAGTGTCGATCATATCAAAATCAACAATCATCGTTGAATTTGAGAGAAGGTAGTTATTGAAATAGGTACTGATACCTGGTATTCGGATCAAATTCTGACTAACCACATCCATCCCGACCACCGATAGAACCGGTGTTGAAGAATACAGTAACAGGTCTTCATAGATGTTCTTGAAGAATGTCTGCATTTCCCCATCAGATGGGATAAAGAACAAGTTCCTGATGGTATTTATTTGATTAGGATAGAGCGAGGAAACTTGATTATAAATCTGATCGTACGGGCACCCGATTAATGACTTTACATACAACGACGACACGTCATTCATCAAGAACTTATGCTGACAAAAAGCAGTGTATGAATCATTAAACGATAATAGCGGATAAAGCTTCAACTCTTTCCGTGATGAAGCAATGTCCTTAATAACAAGCTGATTGGCAATATTTCCTGCCATTTCACGGGTCGTGTTATATGTAATGAAAAAGCTACCCGTTAGAATATGAAAGGAAGATGATACTTGGTCGGCCGGGTCCATCAATATGTCTTGCGTATTGTGAAGGATATAATCCGGCTTAAGTGCTTGATAGGAATAGGTAACTACGTTATTGAGTGTGTCGAAGTTTGAGACTGTTACTGTATCGTAGCTTTTAGATTGATAGAGAGTGTCCCATCCGATTTCATTTTTATTCCTATCCCACACCCCCATCTCTACCACGTCAAACTCCGAAAGACCGAACCAAAGGTCTGACTGGAATCCCTTCACAAACATAGCATATTCCGTCGAATTCAGATATGAACCCGTATTCAAGCTGCTTGAATTCGTCGAAATCAATTGATATGACATGTAGTCCATGTTATACTGCTGATGGTAATTTGTTTATCGGTGTGTAAGGGAAATCAGTAGAAAAAGCTGAATCCACTCTTCCTTGACCCAAAGCCTTCCTAAGTTCCAAAATAACTTGCTGGATTGCCAATTGATTTGGCCCTGTCGCAGTTGAGGTTGCCTCGCCTTGAGCCACAACGGTATCTAGTTGGGATTGCAAAGCAGCGTTTGACTGACTGATGATACTTAATTGTTGCTGCAACGCCTCTATGCTCGATGTAATTTCGGCTGACCCCGTATTAGGAACAAACTCTACGAAATTAGGGTCATAGAATTTTTCAATCTTAGGATTGTTGTAAACTACATTGGTTAACGGCAACTTCAAGAAAACTTGAGAAAAGTCCGTCGAGGAACTATTAAAGTACATATTCCCCACGGAATCGAACTCGTAGGTGTAATCCCCGGTTTGTTTGAAATTTTGAATATTTTGGGAAAAATCAGACATATTAACATTTCATTATCTCGTTATCTTGAATGTCTTGCCAGTGTCAATCGTGTCAATCTGCTCTCCATCATTCACTCGAATCAAGACACGATAATACCGCTCTTGGGAGAGACCTGTCGTATCTACTAGAAAATAATTTCCATCTGGGTATTCACATGATATTTGTGTGAACGAATCGAAATTGACTACAATTTCGTCAGTCTGATTATCTTTCAACGCATAATATGACGACGAAGGCAAGAATTCAGGAATAAGGTACTGTTCTTGCTGAGTCGATATTCCGTAAGTTTTCAGTGGAAATTTCTTTCGTCCGAAAACATTTAGCTTGATGATGTCACCTGCCTTGTATTCGGGTTGGAGGTTTCCAATACTAATACTATATGGTCTTCCTATATCAAGTGGTCCAAGAACACTGGATGAGATGTTAACGCTGCTAGTGTAAGTAAAACTGGACGTAAAGGTACTTCCCGTCAGTTGAAGATTGACGGCTCCTCCGAGAAACATACCGTCTGTAAACTGACCTGCGAAACTTGCACTGTAAGAACCAGATGTCGTGTACGTTCCCAAAAGAGGACCGAAGACATATGGTCCGTACAAATATGCCACGTAATAGTTTTCATACACTGCGGGGAAATTTATTATAGCAGTCTCTCCTTCGAGTGCCCACGAGTTCCACGAACCAGTCAACACTCCAAACGAAATTCGGTAGTTCTCATAGAACGCAAAGAACGAACTTCCACTAAAAATCCCACCATTGAATGTCCCACTCATTAACTGAACGATGTGGAACTTACCACAAGAAGACGTTATCACTGATAAAGAAGCTTCTGGTAAAGTCGTTCTCCATCCAACATCATCTCCTCCCCAAATGTAGTATAAACTGTCAAATGCATACGGAGAATCATTACACGCAGGATACCGGTGAATCCCATGAGGTCCAATATTAGGATTACCGGGCCAATCCCACGGGTTCCCCGGTTGATTACAAGGTGTGTTTCCGCAATATGGTCCACAATTAAAAATCTGTCTTATCATGTTCCCATATGGAGACTCATTAGGAGACGTTGGATATGAGAAATGCCACTCTGTTGGAATTGTGACCACCGTAGTCGTTGCATTAATTACCCCAAAGGCAGGACCAATGATTGGAACCCCCGATATATTTCCAGAAATTCCCGTTCCCATAATAATCCCCTCAAACGAATAGGATGCTGAGTCATAGTATTTTCCCGATCCTGTTCCCGTTAAAGAGATAGCATCGGACATTAGATAGCCCGTGAATAACTCTATTGAAGACGTAGGCATAATTACTGTACCACTAATGGTTCCGCTAATGTAGTTTCCATTAATTGTATTGTATCCAATTTCGTACACAAATCCATCAATAGACCCTGTAAAATAATCGGCGTAAAACGTTCCACTCCCCGAAAATGTTCCGTTACGAACTTGTGCTATTCCATAGAACGAACCCGTCAAACTTCCGGTAAACTGTTGAACCAATTCATTGCAAAACGGAGTCATGTCTCCGCTTACAGAGATGTAATGAGTCCCGATTTGTAAGTCGGTAGAAGCCGTGAAATTTCCGTGAATGCCGCCTGTGCCATAAAACCACGACCCGCTGTCATTCACTGTTTGGGAAGACCCCGATACAACGGAAATATTAGCACTCGCCGTAAAAATACTGCCCGTTACGAAATGTGAATCATCCCATGCCACATCCAGAAATGGAGAATAAATAGTATTTGTATCTTCACTAAAATACTTGAGAATAAATCCCGACCCTGTTGGATGAAACTCGTCCGATGACATTACAAGTAACCCATTGTTTGGAATATTTCCATTGAGCCATTGATTGGCGATTGAGGTTATATCTATATCAAGGTCTGCCGATTTGTATCGGAAACTCTGAGTAACGTATTGGGGTATAAAAGTCGAACCCGTCATGACCCACGGTGTTCCGCCATAGTAGTCACGATAGACCCAGCTCGCACCATCATCCGAGCCTCCATCGGAAGCATAGCCGTTTCCCATCCCCCAACTCTCACTGATTGGAGCCACGAAGATTCCATATTCAGTTGGAAGCTGATATTCGTTGCAAATTTTAACCTTCAAGAAGAAAGACGCACTTACGATGTCGCCCGATGCAATGGATTCGGAAATTGAAGTCAAGTCAAACCTCAAAAGAGCACGGTCAGTGTATGAGGCAGTATAGTACTGGCGGCTTCGTTCCATGCGAACATCCACGCCCGAACCTGTTCCTGTCAAACAGCCTGTAACATCCACAAGTGACCCCTCAAATGATGCTGTACCAGGGCTGATTGACCCCGTAAATATACCATTGAAATCTTGGGCACTGTAATT